CGTGAAGCTGGATAACCTGGCGGATGATGAACCAAGCGTTACTAATCAAAAGGAATCTATTGCGGCATGGGGAAAGATCGCGGAGTTTGTCACACCCAAACTAAAGGCGACAGAACTGACTACCGATTCGGCTCTCACCGTATCAGTGCAACGCAAACGTTATGATGCGGGCGCAATAAGTAATGACAGTGACAGTGCCGATAGTTAATCGTCAACACTGTATGCATATCCAGGTGTGTATAAACGTACACTGTATATCCGTACAGGAGCGACCCCCCCTCCCGAAAGCGGGGCGTCATAGTATGTATATGTCCCCCGCAAAAAAAAATTATGACAGTTACTAAGATACGCCCCGACATACAAGATGCCATAGAAGACGCTACAAGGCATTCTAAGGAACATATACTGATAGTGGTAGAGGATAGTGGGGTTAGCTTCAAAAGCAGCTTAAACGACAAAAACAGCGTATTCTACATTGAATTATGTAAACAATTGATATTAGAGGACTGGCTATGTGGGAACAGTACCAAATAGACGATACTGAGTCTGAGGTAATTGAAGCCTTTATAGAAGCATTGTTAGACAGGGATGCCATTGCGATGCGTGAAGTGGTATATTTAGTTGGTGACTTCATAGAGGATATGTACGATGGGCCAGAGTCTAGTACACAAGCTGGAGAAGAAAGACAGGGATAGGCACTTCCCTGAGTCTAATGGTGGTAAGGGTAGCCATGCCCGTAAGTCTGACAAGAAGACTAGAGAAGCCTTTAAGAAGGGCTATGACGCTATAGATTGGACTAAGAAATGAGCCAAATAGAATACAACCTAATGCCACAGGGCCAGGTTCTACAGGACTTTGCTGACTGTAGGGCTAGAAACTCCTTCATCATGGGGCCACTTGGCTCTGGTAAGACCGTTCAATGCATCCTTAAACTGTTCGACTTAATGTGTGAACAGGAACCCGTGTCTGACCCACAACACAAGAACTATGGTGTGCGCCTTTCTAGGGTCATTGCAGCACGTAATACGTACTCTGAACTGTTCTCTACCACAATTAAGGACTGGCTAGAGATACACGGAGAACTGGGGGACTTCAAACAGGGTAATAAGGAGCCTCCTACGCACTTCATTAGGTTTAATTTAGAGGATGGTACGAAGGTAGAGTGCGATGTCGTGTTTATCGCATTTGATCGCCCTGAACACGTTAAGAAGGCTAGGGGTATCCAGACTACATGGGTGTGGTTAAACGAGACTAAGGAGCATTCTAAGGCGGTTTTAGACATGCTTGACCTACGACATGGCCGTTACCCCTCTCCCAAAGAAGGAGCGCGTCCTACACATCATGGGATCATTGGTGATAGCAACGCCCCTGACGAAGACCACTGGTATTTTAAACTAGCAGAGATAGAACGCCCTGAAGATTGGTCATTTTTTAGGCAACCTGGCGGTGTATTCAAGGACGGCGAGGACTGGAAGGTCAATGATGACGCTGAGAACCTGATTAACTTACCCCAGGATTACTACAAACGTGGCCTAAACGGTAAGACTGACGACTGGATCAAGGTCAATCTGGCTAATGAGTACGGCTTTGTGTCTAACGGCAAGCCTGTTCACCCCATGTACACAGACTCTGTACACTGTCAGCACCTAGACTTTCAACCAACCAAGGACTATCCCATTGTCCTCGGCTTTGACTTTGGCCGTACACCGGCCTGTGCATTCTTACAACGAACCTCTATAGGAAGGTGGGTGTGTTTTGATGAGATGGTACTTACCGATTCAGGTGCAGTGGATTTTGCTCCGACACTCAAGCGCTATATTGAAGAGATGTACCCAGACCACGAGTTCAAAGGATGGGGCGATCCGAGTGGACAGAACAAAAATCAGTCAAACAGTGAAACTCCATTCCAAATCATGCGGGCGGCTGGCATACCCTGTCAGCCCACCCAATCGAACGATCCACTGAAACGTAGAGCAGCCCTAGAAGTGCCCATGAAAGAGATGTGCATGGACGGTAAGCCGCGATTCACTGTCCTACCCAAAGCCTCAATGATACGTAAGGGGTTACAGGGTGGCTTCTGCTACCGCAGAGTGCAGACAACCGGAGAGAGATACACTGACGAACCGGACAAGAACGAGTATTCACACCCCGTAGAAGCCCTAGAATACGCTTTACAGGGCGAAGGTGAGGGCAGACAAGCACTAGGACGGTCTGGCAAGTTCGACAAGCCTGTGACAGCTAAGGTTGGCTTTAGTGTCTTCTGACATATTCGTAGTATTCACCAAGGATGACGGGCACTGGTGGTCTAAGTTCCTACATAAAGACATTCAGCACTGCTTTGTACTAAAACCTAACGGCGATGACTACATTGTCCACGGTAGGACGGTTGACAAATTTGATTTATTCACCGTGACGGACAAAAATGTTATACTTAGCGAACCTTTTAGAATAATGGGGTATAAGCAAAAGCACCCTGTTAGAAGTTTGTTCATGCTAAATACTTGCGTGGCTCACGCTAAACAATTGCTGGGAATTAAGAAGCCATTTATCTTAACGCCCTATCAACTCTACAAGTACAAGAGGAACAATCATGGGATTTATGAAGGCACCCAAGGCTCCTAAACCTTCTGCTCAAGAAACAGCAATGGTAGAACGTCAGCGCAGAGAGCTAGACGAGGAGATGGAAGAGCAAGAAAAGCGACTCAAGGCTGTAGCCAGAGGAACACTAGGAACCAAATCACTGTTAGCCAAAGGCACAGCAGCTAAACGATCAGGCGCAAGTCGAGGCCCAGGTCGAGGTCGTGGCGGTATGGGTACATTGACTGGTGGCGGCTTGATGGGCGGCATCGGCGGTTACACACCTGGACGACAAGGCCCAACTAGAGAGCGATAAGATGCAGTTACCAAAAGAGCTAGGGTCTTTAGCTGACCTTAAAAAGCGCGAAGCCAAGGCATTCGAGAATGCTATGATGTGGCACGACACGCTAGACGATGTGTACGAGTTCTTCCTTCCTAACAGGAACTTGTTTGACACTAATCGCCGAGGCCAGAAGAAGATGGAGCGCATCTTTGACTCCACGGCTCTTGAGGCAATCCAACAGGGTGCTAGTAAGCTGCAAGAAAACATCGCACCTATCTGGTCACGCTGGGCTACGTTTGCCCCGTCCGACCAAGTAGTAGAGATGCTTGAGACTGGTGAGTACGGCGTAACAGTACAAGAGGTAGAGGCTAACCTAGAGAAGCAGGCCGAAATCATCTTTGATTACATCAACCGTTCTAACTTTGCCACGCAGTTCTACGAGCATGCACTAGACCTCCTAGTCGGTACTGGCTCTCTACGCATCGATGAGAACGATGACGACAACATGCCTGTCATCTTCAATGCTATCCCACAGAAGGGTATCGCGTTTGAGGAAGGCCCATACGGTACTATTGAGACACACTGGCGTAGATTCACCGTCAAGGCGCGTAACCTAGAGCGTCAGTGGAGAGGCTTCAAGCCCTCCGAGAAGATCAAGAATGTGATCAAAAATTCACCAGATAAAGACGTAGAGATCAGCGAGGGTGTTGTCTACATGCCCAAGTCTAAGACCTACTACGGTTGTGTCTGGGTTAAGAATGAAGATTCTATTAGCTGGATGGAAGACTACGGTACGTCTAGCCCTTGGTTAACTGGACGCTACTCTAAAGTATCCGGTGAGATACGCGGTCGTGGCCCTGCCCTGCAAGCACTGCCTGATGTGCGCTCTTTGAACAAAGCCAAAGAGTTTGTACTACAGAAAGCAGCTATCGACCTAGCGGGTATGTACACAGCTACTGATGACGGCGTAACCAACCCCTACAATATTAGTATAAGCCCAGGCATTGTTATTCCTGTTGGTTCTAACAACTCTGCTAACCCCTCTATCTCGCGCTTAGACACAGGAACTAACCTGTCATTAGCCCAGTTCGAGATTGTAGAGCTACAGACAGCTATCAAACGTGCCCTGTTTAACGATCTACGCGACCCTACTGGCCCTGTACGCAGTGCTACTGAGGTGGCTTTAGAGTCCAGAGAACTAGCAAAACGCATTGGTTCTGCGTTTGGTCGCTTGCAGACCGAAGTATTAATCCCTATCATCAAGCGTGTAGCAGCTATTCTAACTCGTAGAGGGCTAATCACCCCCATACAGTTAGATGGCAGAGACATCGATATTAAATTCTTGTCTCCATTGGCTAAGGCGCAAGATGGTGAGGACTTGATGAGCGTACAACAGGCTGTAGCATTTGTATTACAGACTGCTGGCCCAGACCAAGCCAAGATCGCCTTTAAGCTGGAAGACTTTGGTACATGGGCTGGAGGTAAAACTGGTATGCCTGCTGAACTAATAAGAAGCGAAACTGAAAAACAACAAGTAATCCAAGCTGGCGCACAAGCTGCACAGGCTGGACTGCCCACGAGTCAGCCCCCCGTACAATGAGTTGGGATAATATCGATAAGGCTTCTGTTAATCCAGAGGCCGCAAAAAAGCAGACGGCTGAAAAACGTGCTAAGGCTGCTGCTCTCGCCAAAGCATACAACCGCTGCTTCAACTCTGAGGAAGGCAAGCAG